GCTAAGTCGATTCCTGGACGCGCTTTTTATTTTGAGACGTATTTACCCGAATACGCAGCAATGTATGACAAACTCCCCATCAGTGCCTTTGTGTCAGAACCAAAGACACCTGATCCTGATATGAACCTTCCTAACCTACAGTTCTGGAACTGTATGGATTATGGTGTAGTGTCTATTCATAAACAATTCATTGGTTCAATGGATTATGAATTGTATACACGCGACTTCGGTATTCAGAAAGGAACATATATTTGCACAATTGATAATTATCATCAAGATTGTGACATGATCGATTATGCCACAAGTGAAAATCCTGCAGAACATAAGTCACACAACTTGATTGAGTTAAATAATGGCCAATTCGCACTATATCCAAACAATAGAATGCGAATTTATGACAATAGTTTGACACCTGTTGATCCAAAGATGCCTGATTTCAAGGTTTCAACGGAGTTTTATCAAGTTGAGAATGGATTTGAAAGACTTGGGATGGGTCGTGAAGATGAATATTTTTGGAAAACTGCTAAAGAACGTGAAGATTGCGAAGTGATCCACGATGCATAGACGCTGATTAAGAGGTAAAAATGTCACATCCACAACATTTAGACGGGTCTGTAGACAAGGGTGATCTTTTTATTGAGTCAGGAATGACTTTAATTACTGAATATGAGTCTGAAAAATGGCTCAAGATGCATGAAAACAATAAAAAGAAAGAAAAAATGACTCCTCCAGAGGATCGTTTGTCTAGACAGTGTGGTGGTCAAGGTGGTTTTGATGATTTTGTAGAACGTTGGACTGAATAGTATAAATATCTAAGACCAAAGTGTATCGTTAGATGCCAGCAATAGGCCAATCACGATTTTTTAAGGATATTTCTTTAAGTTTTAAGAGACATCCTGTAACAAATGACTTGATTTCGTTAACCAACGAGTCGGCCATTAAAAAATCTGTGCGGAATTTAGTAGAAACGGTCAACGGAGAGAGACCGTTTAACTCTTTGATTGGTTCTGAAGTCCGTCAAAGTCTCTTTGAACTAGCTGATAGTGCTCTTTTGTTCAGATTAGAACAAGAAATTACCACTTGTATTGAAAACTTTGAAAAAAGAGTCAGATTGACCTCTGTTCGAGCGTCACAACCACCCGATTCTAACGAAATTACGGTCGATATTAACTACATTATTATTGGCGAAGTCTTTCCTCCACAGGAAGTTTCATTTATTCTTCAACCAACTAGACAATAATGGCTTTAACACAGTATACAACTCTAGATTTTGAAGAAATTAAGGCTTCGATCAAGGATTATTTGAGATCTAACTCAAATTTCACTGATTTTGACTTTGAAGGATCGAATATGTCGATCCTAATCGACACATTGGCGTATAACACATACGTTAACTCATATAATGCTAACATGATCGCTAATGAAGCGTTCATTGATAGTGCAACATTAAGAGAAAATATTGTTGCTCTTGCAAGAAATGTAGGTTATGTACCAAGATCGCGGCGATCTTCAACTGCTAGAATCAGTTTTAATGTTGATTTGGGTGCAGGACAAACAAAATCATCTTTAACCCTCAAGGCGGGTCTTGTGGCCGTCGGAGATTATCAAAATACTAACTATACCTTTTGCATTCCTAAAGATATTACTAATCCAGTTGTTGCTGGATTGTGTAATTTCACTATAGATATCAAAGAGGGAACATTTTTAACCAATAGATTCGTTGTAGACACATCTCAAGCGAATCAGAGATTTATAATTCCAAACTCATACGTTGATACTTCTAGTATTGTTGTAAGAATTAATGATACTGTGTCCTCTACCAATAGTAGAGTATGGAATTTAGTTGATAATATTGTCGGTGTAAAAACAACGTCCGAAAATTTCTTAATTCAAGAGGTTCAGGATGAAAAATATGAACTATTGTTTGGTGACGGCCAGTTAGGTAAGAAATTGTCCAATGGAAATGTTGTAAATGCATCTTACATTACAACAAATGGACAGACTGGTAATGGAGTAAGAAATTTTGCATTTGCTGGTACGCTTGTTGATAATGATGGCGTAAACGTAACAAGTGGAATTTCTGAAATAACTACTCAAATTCCATCGCAAAATGGATCTGAGGTTGAGTCTGTTTCATCAGTTAAGAATCTTGCTCCTAGATTTTATGCAGCTCAATATCGTGCAGTTACCGCATCAGATTATGAAACAATTATTCCAACAATTTATCAAAATGCAGAAAGTGTAGTTGCATATGGTGGTGAATCTGCAGATCCTCCACAGTTTGGAAAAGTTTTTATATCAATCAAACCAACAAATGGACAGTATGTCTCTGACTTTGATAAGAGATTTATTCTAGACAAATTAAAAGGATATTCTGTCGCTGGTATTAAACCAGAGTTCATTGATATGAAGTTCTTGTTTGTTGAATTGAATAGTTTTGTCTATTATAACTCAAACTCTATTGATAGTGCGGACACTGTTAAGAGTGGAGTAATTTCTAATTTGAATACTTATGCAAATTCTGATGATTTGAATAAGTTTGGTGGTAGATTCAAGTACAGTAAAGTTCAAAAAATTATTGATGATACTGATGTTTCTATAACATCAAACATTACTCGGGTGAAAATTCGTAGAGATCTTGAAGCTAACGTTTCTAATCCAGCACAGTATGAATTGTGTTTTGGAAACGCATTTCATAACAGGGAAAAAGGTTTTAATATTAAATCAACAGGATTTAATGTTGATGGAATTGACGGTACTGTTTATATGTCTGATGAATATGTTTCCGATAAAATGGGAACACTTTACTTCTTTAAAATAGGAATAGATAAAGAACCTGTCATCGTAAAGAAAAATGCTGGCACAGTAAAATATGACGTTGGTGAAATCCTTATAGATACAGTACGGATTGTATCAACTACAAAACCAGATAACGTTGTTGAGGTGGAAGCGATTCCTGAGTCTAATGATGTTTTGGGCCTAAAAGATCTTTATGTCCAATTGTCCGTAGATAATTCCAACATTTCACCCGTATCCGACGTGGTTGCTTCTGGGGCAGACCTTTCTGGAACCAGTTTCGTTACAACATCTAGCTTCTCAAACGGCAAATACTTTAGAGAATAATGATCGACACCAGCCTGCAAAAGATTAAGATTAATCAGGTAATCCATAGTCAGTTACCTTCTTTTGTTCAAGAGGAAAATCCTCTTTTTGTCGATTTTCTCAAAACCTATTATTTGGGTCAAGAGTATCGTGGGGGTAATATTGATATTGTTCAAAATTTGAATCAATATCAAAAAGTTGAGACCTTTAGTGGTAATGAAAATCTCATTGGACTTACTACATGTACGTCCGAGGTAAACTTTTTTGATGACACTATTAATGTTATATCGACAGATGGTTGGCCGGACAAATATGGTCTGTTAAAAATTGATAATGAGATTATCACCTATACTGGTAAAACACCCACGTCTTTTACGGGGTGTATTCGTGGATTTAGTGGTGTAGAAACTTTACATAAGAGTTCGGAACCAGAAAAATTAGTTTTTTCCGAAAGTACTGCTTTAGATCATAAAGATGAAACTGAAGTAATTAATTTAAGTAACCTTTTTCTACAAGAATTTTGGAAAAAAACTAAAGAACTCTTTATTCCTGGGTTTGAAGAACGTAAATTATCTAATGAAGTAGATAAAGCTAATTTCTTAAGGCAGGCTAAAGATCTATTTTCTTCAAAGGGTACGGATGATGCTGTCCGTATTCTTTTTAGAGCACTTTTTGCAAAAACAGTTGAAGTAATCAAACCAATTGATTACTTATTTGCACCATCGGACGGAGATTATGTTGTAAGTAATGATATTGTTGTTGAATTAATCAGTGGAGATCCATCAAAAGTCATTGGCCAAACTTTGAGACAAACCGGCAATGATTTTTCTTCAGCTGCAATTTTTAATATTATCAAAAATACAAAAAATGGAAGAGATTACTATATTATCAGTTTAGGTAAAGTATCTCAGAAGGGTACTTTTGATATTACGGGTGGAACTTCTTTAACAAATAATGTTGCAATCGGTGACACAGTTTTAACTGTAGATTCGACACTAGGATTCCCAGAATCTGGAACATTTTTTGTTGGTGCAGGTACAACTGTAGGAATTGCTACATATTCCAAAAAATCCTCTACACAATTTTTGGATGTAATAGGTATTTCTTCGGCTTTCCCTGCAGGACAGTTTGTTCGTGCTTCAAACACGGTTTTTGCATATGAAGATGGAGATATTACAAAACCAGTTATTTTCAGAATGACTGCGGTTGCAAAAACATCTCCACTTACTAATGCATCTTTCTTATATCCTGGAGATATTCTAAAAGCTAAAATTATTGGTAATTATTCATTGGCCAATGATTATAGATTGAATACTTGGATTCATAATGTAAAAACAACTTCAAATGTTGCTAAAGATGTAAATACTAACACTTCAAATATTGATATTGTTACAAATACAATTAACACGATCGACCCTCATCTTTTAAAATTGGGTGATCCTGTAACATTATTAGATGTAAGTGCTGGAATTGGTCAAGATGTTGTGGGTACAGTATCTGCAGTTATTTCTGCAAATGCTTTCCAAATGACAATCACTACGGGCACTCTTAATGTCAATAGGGATTATAAAGTACAATCAAATACTGTTTTTGCGGATGCAAATGATACAAATATCAAAGTAAATAATTTTGTAGCAAATATTCAAAACACATATAAAGATAAAGATGAAAAAAATGTTTATGTAACCTCTGGTAGTTTACCAGCGTATGAAATTTATGCGACTACTAATACAAAAACTTTTGTACCTGGTGATATAACTGACAGCGTTATCAACATTAATAGTCATGGATTCTTTACTGGAGATTTGGTAAAATATCGTCCAGTTAGTGTTGGTGGAACTGTAATAACTGGTTTAGCTACAGATGCAAACTATGCAGTAACAAAAGTCGATGAAAATAATATAAGACTGTCTCAGAGTATTAGTGACGCTTCTGTAAAAAGATACCTAACTCTCACTGGTGCAGGAACTACACATCAGATTACACCATCTGATCTATTTGGGGAACAACTTTCCCATCAAAATTTTCTGAGAAAGTTCCCAATCTATCCATCACTCAATGAGTCTAAAAAAGACTTTAAGAATGAGACAATTGGAATGTTTCGTAATGGAGTAGAAATTGTATCTAATCAATCTGGAGATGCTGTTTACTATGGTATAGTTAAAAATCTCGAAGTTACTAATGGTGGTTCTGAATATGATGTTCTCTTCCCACCAAATATCAACATCTCTGATTCTGTAGGAACTGGTGCTACTGCCTACAGTATTGTTGAAAATGGAAAATTTAAAGCCATTGAAGTAATATCGGGTGGATATGATATTAAAAATAATCCACAAATCACCATTACTGGTGGAAATGGAAGTGGTGCCACTGCTGTAGCTAGACTGAAAGAAACATTTACAGAAAGAACATTTAACCCAGACACTGGTGTAGATCCAAGTGCTGATACAGTAACTTTTATTGATAGACACCTTTTTGAAAATGGAGAATCTGTTTACTACAAAAAGGCCGAAGGTTTTGCTGCTGTTGGTGGATTGGTAGACAATTCATTGTATTATCTTCATGTTCTGAGTGATTTTAAAATTCAGTTCATGACAACTTTTGATGATGCTGTATCAGGAACTAACCCAATTGACTTAACTAGTAAGAGTGCTGGTACTAACTCTCTTAAGTCTACAAAAGTTAGAAAGGTAGTTAATAGTATTGTAATAACAAATGAAGGATCTGGATATTCTAATAGAAAGACATTGGTAAACAATGCTTCATATCCTCCTTCAGATTTTACAACTGAAGGTGAAATCAATTCTGGTATTAGTACAGCAAATAGTTTTGTTTTCTTCAAACAACATGGATTTAATGATGGTGATGAAGTTGAATATAGATCTGATGGCCCTATCTCTGGACTTTCCACAACACAAAATTATTATGTTCTGAAATTAGACGAGGATAGATTTAGAGTTGCTGCGGCTGGTATTGGATCTACTATCACTAGACAGAATTATAACAAAAGAGATTACGTTAAGTTTAAAAACGAAGGAACGGCACAACATACATTTAAATATTCAGATATTCATGTAGAAATTGAAACGATCAGTGGTGTTGCAAATACAGCTTATTCTCGACCATCTTTAAGAGCAAAGTGTGTTGGAAATATCGTACAGTGTCCAATTACCTCTACGGGTAGTGGATATGGGTCTACCGATACCATAAACATCCATAGAAGACCTTCTGTAGAGGTCTCCAATGGCGCTAGAGGTTTGATTGATGTCGTTGTTCAGAATGGCCAGATTGCAAGGGCATTCGTAAAAGATGGTGGTGGTGGATATGCAACTCCTCCCGAAATTATAGTTAGAGGTGATGGAAAATATGCAAAATTAGTTGCTACGGTAACTGATGGTGTGATTACAAATATTTCAATTGTTGACCCTGGAAAGGGATATTCTCCAGAAAAAACAACTGTTGTAGTTCAAACTTCTGGTAGTGGTGCTAAAATTGTAGCCAACCTCAGAAAATGGAATATTGATTTCTTAACAAAAAATAGACCAAACATTAATGAAAATGATGATGGCATTATTTTACCAAGTCAGAATGAAACCTTTGGATTAAAATATGCCCATGCATATGCCTCTAGGGTATTGAGACGTGTACTTGATGATAATATTGAAAGTGATTTCAGTGAAAAGGCTACAGTAAATCACTCACCAATTCTTGGTTGGGCTTATGATGGATCTCCTATCTATGGCC